TTAATTTTATTTTTTCACTTTTCATTTTATACCTTAAAAAATTTATAGGGACAAGGCAGCTTCCGCCAGCCACATTCACTTATCAACCGTTTAACACCTAATAAAAGATAAAAAACGAGCAAAGCACTTTTGTCCCTAATTTACAGGGTGGAAGAGAGAGCCAATAGAAGACAAGCCGGACTCTCCCACCCATGTTAACATAGAACTCCGACTTACCTAACAGATGTTATAAATGGTGGATGCTTAGAAAGGAACATCTGAATTTAGCTCAGTTTTTGATAATTTATCTCCGTCTTCCCATGGTAACAAGGCATCAACTTGTATTTTCTTTTTTTCTTCTCCATCATTAGTTTTATATGATACATCTGTTAATTTTACAAAAACAGGATGTCCACATATATCATCTTCTTCTACCATTGATAATTCTAAATTACCTTTTTCATCTGCAGATTCAAAATCTACTCCACATTCATTAAACCATTGATGATAATATTTATTTCTCCATTCTTCACCTTCAGCAGGGTTGGGGTTTAACCATATTCCTCTACTGCTATATTCTTTTCCAACCATCCATTTAAACTCAGGCTTTATATCCTTAACTTCATCTGCTATTTTTACAGTTGTATTAAATACATAACTGCCATTATACTCATAATTTCTTAATCCTATAATATGAGCAGGGTATATTCCCGGTTCAAATGTAGCACCAGATTTTTTAGAATGTTTTGTATCATATTTTAAACCAGTTGGTTTCATTATTATTTCTCCTTGGTATTTGTTTTTATTGTAGCAAACTCTTCAATCAACGTATCTATCTTAGTCTTTAAATCAGCCATCTTTTTGGAATATGTTTGTCCTTTTAATCCTTGATAATAGAACTGAGGGCTTACCCATGTTCCAGTAGCAGTTTTCATGAATCGTTTTTTGCTTGTTTTTCTTGTTGCAACTAATCCTTCTGTTTGAAGTTTAGCTACGTCATCAGTAGTTAATGCACCAGCATCAATTAATGCCTGTGTATCCTTTTGACTTATTTTAGCCATTATTTTCTCCTTTTTCATATTCTAGTATAAAAGTATGAAAGCTTTGATTTATTGTAAGTTGTTGATTCTTATTTGTAACAAATCTTAATACTTTCTTTCCATACATTTGAGCAGAACCAACATATGCAACCTTCTCAAAAGTTACACCATCATTAGTTCCTATTGTATATTCTACACCTTCAACTAGAATGTTATCATTGTAAGATTCTTTTTTATTTAAGTCTTGTAATCTCATTTCTTTCCTAATCTTTCTAATTTCTTTAATGATGCTTCATAATTAACATGGGTAATCTTTTTTGTTTTTAACATTTCCATTACATCAACCTCTTTATTATTAGCACCAGCTTTTATTAAAGTTTTAATTTGTTCATCTGTTAATTCTTCTACATAAGGAAGGTCTTCACCAGCATATATATATAAACCCAATCCATGCAAGGCTATTGCTTTAGCTAAACATCTTTGTATTGATGTATTTACTTGAAATGCATTTGGTTTTTCTATAGTTTGATTACGATTATCTAATACTGGATGTACTTGGGTTCTATCTATACCATTAACTGTTACAGTAACCTGAACAAAACATCCTGCTTCTGTTTGCATATATGGTTGACAACTTACACCATCATAACCAAATTGGTGTATTTCCCATGTAGCATCTGGAGACACTTTTAATAATTCTCTTACTGCCCAAGACCAGCTAAGATAAGTAAATTGACCTTTCTTTTCTGTGTATTCATTAACATTGATACTATCTAATTTTTCAAATATGCTTTTACTCATTTTTTTCTCCTTTAATTTGTTGATGACATATGGTTTTCCAATTACAATAGTTACATTCCCAACTTTGAAAAGGAATACCTTCATCTAATTTTGGCATAATTGTAGTTTCATCTTTTATTTGTTCTATAAACTCACCAGCACTATTCCAATAATCTATTGCATCAATAATAAAATATTCAGGGACTATCTGTTCTCTCATTTTGCTTGTATCTTTATTATACCATACTAAAAACATTTCAACATCATCATAGTGTTTGATTGTTTTTATTGTTTCTGTTAGACCAATTGCATAAGTAGCAACTTGCAAACCATAATTTGTATGATGGAATTCACTACTATTTCTTCCAAATGTCTTTTTCCATGAATAAGAAGCTGCTGTTTTATAATCCCATACATAGGCTTCACTTCTTTCTTTATGCACTACTGAACAATCTAAATGTCCAATAACGTTTAAATCGTTTATTACGACTGCTTGTTCTGTGTTAATAATAAAATTATCATCTTCTTTATTTTCTATATGATAATTAACAGCTTTTTCAAAGTCTTCATGAACTAATGTTCCAACTCTCATTTTTCTCATTGACTCATCATTTGGAGGGTCTGATTCTTGTATATCGTTAACTTTATACCATTGTTTCTTTAAACAAGAACCTGCACTTGAAGCAGAGAACCAATCAATATAATCTTTATTTTTCTCCCGATATTCCCTGCTTTTCTTTTTTAAATAATTGGAATATATGTTTTCAAAATCCATATATTTCCTCCTTTATTTTCCTATAAATATAACAATAACTTAACTTATAGTCAACTTAAAAATGTGTACTGTCCGTCCTTATCAGTATGTAACAGTTTGTATCTTGCATAATTTGTATTTGTACCTTTCACACTTTTGCTTTCTATACTATAACCTTCTTCTTTTAATGAATAAATAACGGCAGCTAGCCTTGTGCATCTAAATAAATCAATTGCTTCCATTGATGTTATTGTTCTGCCAGATTTTAAATGAGTTAATATTTTTTGTTTTTTTGTCATACTCCCATTCTCCCTCTTAGTTTTTCAACTATAGAATCTATTTCATCTAATTTCTTTGACATCCTTATTACTTCTCTAGCTAAAATATTAATTGTTGGCTCTTCTTTTGCAGGAACAGCTTTGGGTTTAGAACTTTTCTTAGTTGATTTTTTCATTGATATTCTCCTTATTGTTTTACGATTCAAACATTAACATTATTTCATTAATTTTCATTTTATATTTTGCATCTATATTTATAATACTTTGTTCAAGTTGTTCTATTTTATCAATTAATTGTGATACACTTAATTCTAATTCTTCTTTATTTTCTAACTCTGTATTAATTGTAAAATTATCATTCTTAAGTATATCAATTACTTCTTCACTTCTCATTCCATCATCACCCACAGCTATATCTACAGCTTGTTTTATTTGTGGTAATGTATATGTTTCTAACATTTTATTACTCCTTATCTAATATCTTATAAACAACTAATCCAACCATTGCACCAGAGAACATTCCGATAAAAAATGCAAACAGATATAATATATGTTCCATTTTATCCTCCTGTAGCACAATCATATGAGCAACAATCATAACCATTTGTTTTAAATGGCTCCTTACATACTCTACATTTTGTAAATTCATTCTTTGGAGGTGGATACATTGATACATAACTCCAAGGACTTGCACCTTTAATTAAATCAGACATTTCTTCATAATAATCATTCATATCATAATCTATTTCTTGTTTTCCTGATTTTTCCATTATAATTATTCTCCTTTAAAAATTGTTTACCTGACCATAAATCAATTGGTCTTTTACTTGGTGGTACTAATTGCCACCCCCACCACCATCCATTACCATTCTTTGCAAAAAACTTTTTTCTGTCTTTTACATACTGAGGGTCACTACATGGATTGTTTTTACCTTTATATTTCCAGTGGTATGTACGTTGATTCTTCCAATTATATTTCTTTTCATATGCAGTCATATCAAAAATCCATATCATTATATTGTTTAGTATTCTTTTCTTTTTGTGGATAATATTCTTCGCAATAATCATAATATATCTTTGTTGCTATCTTTTCTATTTTTTGTGAATTACCAACATTATTATTAGATAGTGTATCAGATATTATTTGGTATAAGTCTCTCCCTTTTTGCATTGTTCCTCTCCTTTTTTATTTGTATATCCTAATATTCTTTTAATTTCCTCCATGTCTTCGCCTACTATCTCTTTTTGACCTTGTGGAAGATTATCATATAAATTTACTATATTATCAAGTAATTCCTTTGCTTTTCCCATAACTTCTCCTTTTTATTTCTGAGTATAATTCACTTCCAATAACCCATATAAAGAATAATGATATTGTTATTAGAACCAATGATATACCTAATATTAATAAATTAGCAATAAATGAAGCTATTTGTATCATATTGCCTCCTTATCTTAATTTTAATAATTTAAATAACTTATATATCCAAAACTTATTTCTATATTTATCGAAAGCAATTTCTAATACATACTTTCTTATTTTTGCTTCGTTTTTATATCTTTCTTCTCCGAGGGTTTGACATATCATAAGCTAACTCCTTATTTGCTTGGATTTTTTTCGTATTCAGTAATAATCTCATAGTCAACATTTTTATTTAATTGATTATTATGAAATATTAATTTGACTTGATTCGTATTATCAGCTCTTGCAGCATACACATTTTCTACAGTTACTGTACACCCATTGTGTATATGATTTGCTTTCAAGAATGATTTAGGTATTGTTATTCTACCTTTATTATCAATTATACATTGTGCTATTCTCATCATAATTGTTCTCCTTTATTTTGTATTCCTCTAAATATTAATATCACCCACAATATAAACGCTGCAGTAATTAAAATCCATCCTAAATCAATTGGGTAAAACATATTAATCTCCTTTAAATTATTCTCCGCCTACTCGCAATACGAGAGGAGGTACCAAAAGAAATGGTGCTTTCAGCGGAGATATTTGAGAATGTGCATGGTATTTCTGTCAGTTCCACACCAAGATGGTCTCTATGGTTAACATGGACTGCATCTCCATTCTCTTTAATCATCTGTATTCCACGCCTCTCATCATCATGAAATAATCTCTATGTTTATCAACTTTACGATTGTCAATATATTCAGAACAATCTAATTCTTTATGTCTATCTATTGGCACAAATCCTCTTTTCTTTTTCTTTACTTCACCATTCTCTACACAATAATATCTTCTACAATCATTACATAAACATTTATAGTTATGAACAATACCGCTGGAAGGTGGTAATCCGACATCTTTTTCATAGGTAGTTGATTGTTTCTGAACAGTTTTTTGTTTTTGTTGCTGTTCTTGATTTATATTTATTTCTTGTGTTAATAATGTCTTCATGGTATCTATATGTTAAATAGATAGAGCATTATAATCCAAGGTAATAAAATAAATAATAATGCAAGAGACTCTTTTATATAGAATAACATATCTTTTCCTCTCTTTTTCTCACCATTCATAATAATCTTTCATTAAACCCGTATACTTAATTCTACAGGTATCCATGATTATTACTGGCTTACCGCCTTGTGTATCTACTCTGACTACCTTGTCTTTGTATTTATCACAGACTTCTTTAATATTTAATGACTCTAATACCCAACTGTGGTCTGGTTCTTTGCTCATGGTATGTGTTCCTCTCTTCTAATTGATTAGATAATCCCTATTTCTTTTAGGGCTTTCAATATATCTTTTGGCAGCAATCTTCTCATTCTTACGCTTACGCCACTCTTTATCCGTCATATTCTTTTTATGATGTTTTGTTCTAGGCATGATATACTCCTCTCTTAAGTTATTAAATAAATAATATATCTTCACCAAATGCTTTATTACATGGTTTACATATTCTATATCCTTGCAATATAACAGATGATGCATTGCTTGATAAACAGTCTCTATCACAACTACCACATATAAACAATATTTCTTTATTATCGCTGTAGTAGTATATATGTTTACTGTCCCATCCATCTAACGTCATGCTCTAATCCTCCTATTCCATTCTTTTGCTTTATACTCACCACTGTCAACTTCATCATCAAATGTACTAGTCCATTCATCTTTGAATAATGCGTGTAATTGCCATACTTTAGTCCATCCAAATCTACCATATCCTTTGCGATTGTATGAATAACCCATATCTAATATATCAACCATTATCCAATTGATAAATTCATTATACCAAGGTTCAGTATAAACAAAATGTTCCATACCTTTTCTTGTACCGTCTGCATTATATCCATCTTCAGGACCTATCCATTTATAGTAATCTTGATGACGATATGAATATGATAACCGTTTAAATAATTGTTTGAACATGATGATTCTCCTCTTTTATATGTTAATGACCAAGTTATTAAATAATAGATAGTAATACAAGATAAATACAAGTACACGCTTTCCCATGTTTTACTTTTTGCACCCTACTGTCACCAAACTTACATTTATCTATTGATAGCAGACTGTATCATACAGTACAAAGGGGATAAATTAATATCCCCAGTGTATTACATTTCTACTAAACCACCTGCGAATCTGTTTGCACGTTTTAGCTTATAAGCAACTTTATCAATTGCTCTAGATTCAAACTTATCATCTGTGCAAGCTGCCTTATAAGTTAAAAAGTTAGCCTTTTGTGTAGCTATTCTCTTCTGCTCTGAGACAGTCGCTACTTCTAGTTCTGCTAAAAAGGCTTCTGTCTTGCTTGACTGTACTCTATCAGCATCTAGCTTAGATACCTCATCTTCACTTAACCCTGCATCGCGCAAGGCTTGCTTTTGTTTCTCATCCATTATGGACTCCTTTCATTATTAGTAACTAACTAAAAATATATCTAAATGAATTCTAACGAATTTCTATATATAGAAAATCCCCCTAATAGGGGGTATAAGCATAAATAACGTTACATATCAAAATGGTGTAAATTTTTTGGAAAATGACTATATAGTATAGTATAATATAGTATATTACTGCTGCTATATAATAATATACTATTATATATATTATATATATATTATATTAAAATAAGACAATTCCAATAAAAGTCAAGTAAAAAAAAATGCTTGACATAACCTGGTCAAATTATTTAGATTGGAGATGAGATGGCAAGAGCTATCAACGAATTAAGTCAATTAAAATTAGATGAACAAATCAAGATATTATCATCTCTATCCAAGAATACAATGATGGTAGAAATTGATGGAAAACTGTATCCAATACCACCTCAGGTATTTGAATTGATTGAGTCACTAAATACTGAATTGACCGAATTAAAGGAGTCACCATTTGGAATATCGAGTAATAAAGAGAGTTAGGCACTATGTATATGATGACATACAAGAATTTGAAGAGCATAACCCTAATGAACAAGTCAATAAAGATTGGCGAGACTCTGACGAAGGTGATTGGGTTTACTCTGATGATAATCGCATTGTCCAGTTACTTAAGGTAAAAAATGAAATCAAACACCCAAACGATAGAAGAAATTATAAGTTTGCCAAAGGTTATGTACGCACAGTCGTTGGAACATTCATCAACCGTGACAAAACTACAATGGACACGGACTTTTCCCAACACAAAAATCGATATACGTTTTCCAAAACAATAAAAAATCCATCCGAGCGCGTCTATAAGCGTGAGAAAACAACAAATAAAGAAAAAATTTTCGCAACAAATGTTGCGGTTGGAATGGGTCCTGTTAAAGCATATATGGATGCGTTTAATGAGGACAAAGAAGATACAGCCAAAAGAAAAGCTGCGATATTACTTAAACAAAGAAGGGTGATAAGAGAAGTGGAAAAAAGTGTAATGGATGTTGCCAAAGACCTCGGCATTGACCATACCTATGTATTGCAATCATTAAAATTATTGGCAGAAAATACCGATGATGAAAATATTGCACTACAATCATTAAAGGAAATGGGAAAAGCTATTGGTACACTTGGTGGCGGAATAAAGAAAATAGAAACTGGTGTTATGGGTCTTTTTAAAGGATTTTCACCAGACCAAATCGAATCAGCAGATTCAAGAAATTTATTAAAGGAGAAAGAAAATGGTGTGTCCAAGTTGCACGAGTCATCTAGTGATAAAGTTCGGGAAGAAACTAAGGAAGTCAGGGACTCGACAGGAGTATAAATGCAAAGCATGTTCTCGAAGATTTTCGGTGCCAATTGAAAGTGTTATCGTCAACAAAACAGATGATATAGAGCCAGGTAAAATATTTTCAGAGACGTTTGATGACACTGTTCGTATTCATGGATTAACCGATATTCATGTTGGAGCAGTGGAGCATGATGCATCCAAATTTGATGAAGCAATAAAGGAAATACAAAAAGATGATAATGCAAGATGGTTTGCAAATGGAGATATATTAGAACTAATACCTCCCAATTATAAGATAAACCAACGAGGGCAAAACATTCCTCCTGAAGACCAATATATGGAATTCATTGAAAGAATGGAGCCAATACGAGATAAATGTCTATTTATTCGTGGTGGAAATCATGATTATTTGCGTAGTTTCAATATACTAGATTTTGATGTTTGCAAGGTAATGGCAAAGGAATTGAATGTTCCATATTATCGATTACCTGGATATGCAAGGATAAAAGTCAATGGAAAGGAATGGTATTTAGTAAGTGGTCATGGAAAATCAGGTGGAAAAAATGGAGACCTTGAATTGGATAAAATGTCTACGGTATATCCATGGGGAGATGTATTCTTTCTTGGTCATAATCATCAGCTATATGCAAAGCCTATGGATTCAATTGTTGTTGATGATGATAATGAGGAGACTTTACATCGCAGATGGTATATTCGCGGTGGCTCTTTTCTTAGGTACGCAGACTATGCAAGATACTCGTTTTATCCATTGGTTAGAACTGGATGGGTTACAATAGAGTTTTCAGATAGTAAAATAAAATGTTGGGAAAATTATTGATATGTCAAAGAATTCATTTATAAATTGGGAAAACGCACCAATAGGAAAAGAAGCATTTATTGCTTTGTTCATATTTATGAGTGGATTAGTTGGTGAAGGCTTTTATTTCTATAATCGCTTTATTGAATTAGAAACAAATATGTTAGAAGCTAGTGATAAGATTGAAGAATTATTATCTAAACATATTGAAGATGAAGAACAAGAGTTTGCAAAGTTGGAAGAACGAGTAAAGTTTTATGAGAAAGAATTCAATATTAATCCGTTGAGTTGGAGGAAGAAAAAAAAGTAATGGATAAAAATATAATACAGTACACTTCTAGTTTTACACTATTAAAAAGCAATGTTGATTACAAACAAAAGTTTGAAAAAATATTAGAACAATTTAGATATGAAGACCTACAAGATAAGGTTGCAAGACATTGGATATCTCAATCGATGTATGATATATTATTAAAAGATACATCTAATAAATGAAGTAGAAATAATGGCATACAAACCAAAATCAAATGATAGAGTATTTGACATGGTTAAATATTCTGATAATTCATTATCTGAAATGCATAAGATGGGAGCATATGAAGTTGTTCATAAGATAGATAATTTTCTAAAAACATATCAGAAAGATGATAAAATAACAGAAGAAGAAAGAGATGCCTTACGTCATTACTATGGGATGAGAGCAGTTATAAATAAATATGGTCATGAAATAGGAAAAATCGGTGGGATAGTTCACGAAGGATTTGATTTGTTATTTCCAACAGAATCAAAAATACAATCAGATATTGATATTCATAATAATAAAGTTGCATCAATGCACATAAGAATGAAGTTCGGTAATGATATATCAAATGATATGACTTTAGAAGAAATAAAAGAACCATTAAAATATTTAAAAATTCCTCCATCGTGGCAAGAAACAGCAGTTCAATATAAGTGAATATTAATACCCAAAACGTTAACGAAGCTGAACAAGTATTATTATTAGCAAAAAATGATTTAATATCTTTTGGTAAACTATTTTTACCTGATGATTTTTTACGAAGTGAAACTCCACCATTTCATTATGAAGTATCCGATGCTCTTGATGATGTAAAAACAAGGCAATTAGCAGTTATTCTTCCTAGGGGTCATGGTAAAACTGTATTAACAAAAGCAAGTATATTAAAAGACTTTGTATTTTGTCCACCAGATGACCATTTATTTTATGCTTGGGTATCCGCTACTTACAAACTATCAGTGGGTAATATGGATTATATTAAGCATCATCTAACAAACAATGAAAAAATATTATATTATTTTGGAAAGATGAAAGGGAATAAATGGACAGAGGAAGATGTCGAGTTAAGCAATGGATGTAAGTTAATATCCAAATCAAATGTTGCAGGCATAAGAGGAGGTAGTAAATTACATAAACGATATGATTTAATTATCCTTGACGATTTTGAACATGAAGCGAATACAATAACAAAAGAAGCAAGAGATAAAAATGCTAACTTAGTAACTGCTGTTGTATTTCCTGCTCTTGAACCTCATACTGGTCGATTAAGAATTAATGGTACTCCAGTTCATTTTGATTCATTTATTAATAACTTATTAACAAGTTATCGTAAAGCAGTAAAAGATAAAAAAGAAAAAGAATTCTCATGGAAGGTATTAACATATAAAGCAATAAGTGATACAGGAACATTACTCTGGCCGAGCTTCTTTACATCTGATATATTAAAACAACGTAAGAAATTCTATGTTGATTCTGGTCAGCCTGCTAAATATTGGCAAGAGTACTTTATGGAAGTACAAAGTGAAGAGGATGCCATATGGATTCGTGATGATGTAAAGTATTGGGAAGGATATTATCATTATGAAGATAATCAATCCTATATCGTAAAAGGGGGTCAGGAGATTCCTGTAAATACATTCATTGGATGTGACCCTGCGACTGATATTGATACAAAAGAAAGTGACTTTTCAGTCATAATGGTAGTTGCAATTGACCCTAATAATAATGCTCATGTATTAGAATATGAAAGACATCGTAGTATCCCTACTATTGGAGGTAAATCATATGATGGTTCTACTAGGGGAAAGAAAGGTGTTGTTGATTATATCATGGATTTATATGATAAATACCATTGTAAGTCAGCTACAGTGGAGGATGTTGCAATGAACCGAAGTATCTTTCAGGCGTTAAATGAAGAAAGAAGAGTAAGAAATAGGTTCGATGTGTCAGTAATTCCACAAAAACCGGGCGGAACTAACAAAAGAAATCGCATTTATAGTGGTTTATCTGCACGTTTTAGTATGAAAACGATACATTTGAAAGAAAATATGTTTGATTTAGTTACAGAAATACTTACTTTCGGTCCAAGAATGGCTCATGACGATACAATCGAGACCCTTTATTATGCGTTATTGCACGCTTTCCCACCTGGGATGAAGAAGGATGATAAAGGGAAGTATGTCATGAAAAACAGAAAACAAGCAAAAAGTTGGGTAGTAGCATAATGAGTGACGTTCTTTTTAGCGAAAAAGGAATTGCCATATTACCTCATAAAATGGGTCAAGAGCTAAAAGAAGTTAGTGCTCTTGATAAATTTGGTAGAGAAGTTTTAGGTGTAAGCGTTGATGAATATAGTGAATCAATCGGTTCTAGTGAACTATCATCTGATTTGCCTTGGTCATCTACTGAGATGATTAATAAATATCGCAGATTAATCCTTGATAGATTAATGGCTCAACCTCCAAAGAGTACATTGTATGGCTCTAGGGGAAGGTCTTTAATGCGAAGTAGGCAACTCTACAATGAGGGAGAAGTCGGAATACCTTCAGGTTTCTAGGAGGTCTTAATGGCAAGAAAAAATAAGGGGGCAGTCAATAAAGAACTTTGGGACAGAGCTAATAGTACGCACCGTCGCAAGTGGCAATTCACAAGTCAAAAAGGTTTCGATTTTTATCTAGACGAACAATTAACAAAAGAAGAATCTGATTCGTTAAAAGAATCGGGAATGCCTAACTTTACAATTAATAGGGTTCTACCTATTATAGAAATAATGAAATATTTTGTTACAGCTCAAAATCCACGATGGAAAGCTGTGGGTGTAACTGGCGATGACGCTGACATTGCTCAAATGCACTCTGATATATCTGAATATTGTTGGTATCTATCCAATGGTAAATCTTTATATAGTCAAATAATACTTGACTCTTTGACAAAAGGTGTTGGGTATTTTTTAATTGATATTGACCAAGATGCTGATATGGGTAAAGGAGAAGTAGTATTTAAACGTATTGAGCCATACGATGTTTTTGTTGACCCAATGAGTAGGGATTTTCTTTTTAGGGATGCAGGTTTTATCACCATTAGAAAAAACGTCTCCCGCACCCAATTGAAAAATCTCTTCCCTGAATTTGCTCGTAAAATTCAAAAAGCAAGTCCCGGCTCTGGGTCAGGCGTAACTGAGACATTATCACTAAGAGATAGAGAGGAATCAAAAAATATACAAATAGAAGATATTAGTCTTGGGATTGGGCCTGATGGTGCTGATGAAGATATTATTGCATACTATGAAACATATAAAAAGGTAAAGAAACCATATATTAATGCATATATAAAATCTCCACCTGATGATGTGGAAATGCGAGAAATACAAAAATCAATTGACGTTGAGATTCAAGAATTCGCAGCAGAAGTGCAAGTACAATTAGAAGAAAAGAAAATGCAAATTCAACAAGCATTACAATCTGGTGAGATTATTCCTGATAGAGCTGAACTTGAATTAGAAAAGGCAGAGAAAAATACATCAGAAGCAATTGAACGTCAAAAACAAGTATTGCAATCTCAGGCAGAAGAATTACGTTCAAAGATTGAACAAACAATTATACCAGAAGAAGACTTTAAAGAATTAATGAAACAACCTGAATTTGCTAAAAAGGTAGTTGATTCAGTAAAATTTTATGAGAATCGTATTAATCTTGTTTGTAGCGTTGGTGATGATACCTTTTTATATGAATATGAATTACCAATAACTGAGTATCCAATTGTGCCAATTCCATATCTTTATAGTGGTACACCATATCCAATGTCAGCAGTAATGCCTTTAATTGGTAAACAACAAGAAATAAATAAAGCACATCAGATTATGATTCACAATGCGAACCTTGCATCTAACTTAAGATGGTTATATGAAGAAGGTTCTGTTGATGAAGAAGAATGGGAAAGATATTCATCTTCTCCAGGTGCGTTACTTAAATATCGTCAAGGATTTAATCCCCCAACGCCTGTGTTACCAGCTCCAATAAATAATGCATTTTATACAATAACACAAGAGGGTAAATCTGATTCAGAATATATCTCAGGTGTTCCATCAGCTATGATGGGATTTACACAAGAGCAACCAGAGACATATCGTGGACTACTTGCAAATGATGAATTTGGTACAAGAAGATTAAAAGCATGGATGGGAAGTATTGTAGAACCAGCCTTAGAGCATTTAGGAAAATGTTTTCAAATGGTATCTCAAAATCATTATACAATTGATAAGATATTTAGATTAATACAACCTGAAGCTGGTCAAAAAGAAGGAGGACAAGAGAAAGAAGTTAGAGTAAATATCCCAATTTATAATGATTATGGACAAGCAATTAGTAAGTGGAATGATTATGCATCAGGAAGATTTGATGTTAGAATCGTAGCCGGAGCAACAATGCCATTAAATCGATGGGCGTTATTAGAAGAATATTTTAGATGGTTTCAAGCTGGACTAATAGATGATATTGCTATGATTGGTGAAACCGATATAAGAAATAAAGAAAGAATTATTGAGCGTAAATCATTGTATTCTCAATTACAATCTCAATTACAACAAATGGAAGAAGCTGTTAAGGATAAAGATGGTACGATAGAAACATTGACTCGTCAATTAGTACAAGCAGGTATTAAAGACAAGGTTAAGACTGGTGAGGTTGAGGTAAGAAAAGATGTATTAGAGACAGAAGCTCAACAAAAACTTCTTAGAGGACTGCTCAAAGGTGAGTTTGATACCGCTAAGAAAGACCTTAAGCGGGAGGTTAAAGCCGCTGTAGATAATGCAAAAGAAACTGTTGATTAATAAATGCAGTCTTTTGTAAATTGTAAAAAACTCAAAAGGAGTAATTATGGAAGAACAAGTAGGTAACGCTTTGAACGATGTAGATTTCGCTCAAGCCCCCGAAGCAGAACTTCCTGCCGGTGACAGTAAATCTAGTGGAGATTTTTTCGAGGCTCTTGATAGAAGTGTCAACGGTTTAATACAGGATGAAGTTCAGACAACTTCTGCAGAAACGCAGAACCCTGAACCACAAGTAAGTCAAGAGGATTTAGGTTCTCTTGAAAAAAGATATTCGGATTCAAGTCGTGAAGCAAAGCGGCTAAACTCCCGTTTGAAGGAACTTGAGCCATATCTTCCAGTCCTCGATGCAATGAGAGAAGACCCCAATTTAATTTCTCATGTTAGAAATTATTTTGAGGGTGGCGGTAAAGCCCCAGAAAGTATGAAAGACAGGTTTGAGCTTGATGAAGATTTCGTGTTCGACCCAGATGAAGCTATGTCTAATACTGACTCTGACTCCGCTAAAGTTTTAAATGCTACAATAGATGGAGTAGTTCAACGTAGGTTGAATGAAACCCTATCGAAGCAGCAAATGGAAAATAGTCGTCTCAGTGATGAAGCGTCATTTCGTGGTAAACATGAATTGTCTCAAGATGATTGGGAAGATTTTACGAAATTTGCTAAAAATAAAACTTTAGAACTGGAAGATATTCTTTATTTAAAAAATAGAGAAAAAAGAGAACAAAACATAGCCAAAGAAGCAAGTGCAGGAGTAGCTAATCAGATGAAAAATACTCAGAATAGACCTCGTTCACTTGCAACATCAGGTAGCGCACAAGTCGAAAAGTCAGCAGACGACCATATCTTTGATACTATCATAGGGTCAGACCGTGAGTTTGATAGTATCTTTGGACAATAGTGTCTAAAGAGTAATTAATATAAGATAGGAGTTAAACATGGCTGATGTATTTGGTTTAAGTACATATAGTGATGTGGCTACTTGGTCTGATGGAACCAGTAAAGATACTGGTGACTTAAGGCGACGATATAATTTTGGAGATAGAGTTTCTGAACTAGCGATAGCTCAAGACCCTTTTTTCCGTTTTGTATCAAAAGTAGCAAAACGACCTACTGATGACCCTGAATTCAAATTCACAGAACGCAGACCTTCTTACCATAAACGATATGCATATGTTACAGGTTGGATAGATGAAAATGGCGTAGATAACCTTGGTGGTTCCGGCGATGATGCAGACTTAGTCGCATTTAATGATGGTGGAGCTATGGCTTCAATGTCAGCTGGTGACACTGTCAAGGTGTATATGTCAACTGACTATAAATCCGCAGGTAACATACAAAACGTATATGGACAAAACGCAAAATCACAAGCAATAGCTGTTGGTGCATCTGGTACAAGACCATCGTTCTTTTTACCAGACCAGGTGGTCAGAATACCATCTTCAAGTACTAATGGTGGTGGCGATGCTGATAGTGAAATTCTGATTCGTGTTAAAAGCGTAACAGATTCACTAGAAAAAGATAGTCGTGAATGTGTGATGTTAGAAGGTGAAGTAATTAAAGCCTCGGCAAGTGGCTCTAATTGGTTAGCGGGATGGACAGGCGATGATATAGATGCAACAGTTTATAATGAATCTATTTCTTCTTCGCTTGAAGCAAAAAGGTCTCATGTAGTAGGAAGTGCACATGGACAAGGAACTGGATATCCTGAAACTTGGAAAGACCAACCGTTTTCAACGGGATTTGGTTTAACCCAAATTTTCAAAACCAGTATTGCAATGGACAATACGACTCGTGCAACGGTTCTAAAATATGAACCTAATGAGTTCGCAAGAATATGGCGTGAAAAACTAATTGAACATAAATGGGATATCGAACAAGCATTGCTTTTTGGTTCTCAAGGTTCAGTGAGTAGCGTTCAATATACACAAGGGGCAGTTGATTATATTTCTAATTATGGAAATGTATTTAGCTTGACTTTAGCAAGTAAAACTCAAGATGATTTTCTTGATGACTTGTCTAGTTTCTTAGACCCTCGTTATAATAACGCAAACGCAACTATGTTCTTCTGTGATACTCAAACATATAATTGGTTGCATAAACTCAGTGGATATTTTGCAAACAATCTCGGCATGGTGGGTCCTGGTAACTCGACTCCTGACGATGCATCATTGGGTCGTTATGACTTTTCTAGCAGTGGCAAACAAAATATGTTTGGCGTAGCTGTGAATGTCATTTCAACACCTTATGGCGATATGAGAGTTGTAAGAAATGTTCACTTAGATAAGAGTCCAGTTAAGATGTTAGCAATTAATATGAGGCATTGCGCTATGCGACCTCTAGTTGGTAACGGAATTAACCGTGACACTGCAATCTATGTAGGGGTACAAACCCTAGAAAATAGTGGCGTTGACCGTAGAGTTGACTTAATTCAAAGTGAAATAGGTATGGAATGGCAAATGCCAGAATCCCATGCTTATTGGTCATAGGAGGTTAGATTATGCCTAAAAATCCACTATACGGACAAAATAAAGCTGACCATGAAGCGCATCGAGGCTTAGGACAAGCATTATTGCTTGACCCTGCAGGCTCTGATGGTGCAACAGGTAGCCCAACTCTAACTTTAACTGCAAGTGAATCAGGTAATGTTTATTTTGTAAATATTGCCTCAAACACTGTGTATGTTGAGTTACCACAATTAAGTGGGGGTAATAATGGATTAAAATATAAATTCATTTTACACGCCTTGTCAGACGATGAAGGAACGAAAGATTTCGTTCTTCAAACTGCTGCAGACGCAGAAGATATTATGGGACATATTTTCGAAGACCAAGCTGCTTTAACAGAAATTACCTCTGATACCAGTATGGTTCAATGGGATACTTCTGATGGAGCTGCTACGGTTGGAGATTGGATTGAAGTAATATCATTCGATGGTCATTGGTATGCAACTGGAGTCGCAAACACAGCGGCAGCTATTGATATAGCAGATGCAAGAGCATAAAAATCTTAAGTTCGAGAGGTAATAGCTCGATATAAAGATAAATTTGGGGACTGGTTATTCTTGGTTTAACCTCCTTTTTCCAGGCGTAGCTGGTCCCCTAATTACAAGGATAAAAATTTATGGCAACAACAGAAATAGCAAGTGACATACAGAGCATAACAGGTGTTGGAACTGCAAGTGCTGGATTCATAGAATCTGCTCAAAGATTTGTCGCTTCAAGTGTACCTAAAGAATTATTACGATGGGCTGCATCTGAAACAGTTCCTGCAACTCATGGAGGAGATAATGACCCTCAACAAGTTACAATGCCAAATGGAACAGATAGCATTATATCGGTAAGAAGAGATTCTTACGTTGCTCAAGAAGTAGGTATTGAAGATAGAGGATTTATTGCTAATAGTGCAAGTTTAAAAAAGGCAACTAATACATTCCCAAAATATTTTATTGCAGATGCAAATAGAATCATTGTAAAACCAGACCCAGATAGTACATATAAAATTTATGTAACATATGTGGATTATTCTAACTTAGATGATGATGCTGATTTAAGAAGTGCAATTATAAATCATTCATCTTCAAAAGAATTTAGTAAACTATCGGTAAGTAAATTAACAGATATGGTGTTAAGTCCATTACCAGTGGCTCCTTCAGCACCATCATATACAACACCTGATATTGCAAGTGTATCAGTTCATAATTTAGGTAGTGCACCAACATATACTGCACCATCAATTACGACAGGTGATACTCCATCAGATTCAACAACTTCTGATTTAAGTTCCTTAGATACAACTTCTTGGACTGCATTAGATTATGACTTTGATGATGAAAATATTAATCCATTAAAATGGTTTCAAGTAGCAGGTGACTTTATACAAAACCAAGAAGATTTCGAATTAGCAGGAGCTCAATTAAGTAAGATTAGTGCATACGCAGGAGTATATGCTCAAGCAATGCAAAATCAATTAAATAAATTCAATGATGAAAACGTTGAATATCAAGCGAAATTACAAGAAGCAATTAAAGAAGCAGATATAAATTCATCTGAAGCTAATCAAGAAGCAAACCTAAAATTGCAAAAAGAGAATCAAGAGTATTCAGCGAAGTTGCAATTGTATCAAGCCGATATAGCAAAGTATCAGAATGAAATAAATGCTCAAGTTCAAAATTCTACATCTTCTTTACAAAATGCAGCTTACTATTCAGCTGAGTCAAAAAAGTATTATGAATTGGCGGTAGCCGAGGTAAATTTATACATACAAAATAATAGTAAAATTATTAATAAAACATTGGCAGCTCAAGTAGCTGCAGGAAGAAAATAGGTTATATATGGCAGCAGATAGAGCAACAGTAAGTGTATCAGCATCGTTATTGCCTGATGAAATAAAGACTTCAATAGGAGGGACTTCTATTTATGATTTAAATGATTTAGGGGATAATAATAAATGGGCATATAGTCTTACTATTGTAGGAAATAGTAATGAAGATGCATTGCTTGCGTCTGTTCCATTTCTAGGTCAAGGGGCATCAGAAGAAGGAGCAACTGCAAGTGCTAATGGAACAGATGACGTTGTTTTTCTTTTTATAAAGCATACTGGAACATCAGATGGAAGTACTTCAAACAGTGAAAAACTTTATTTAAATTTAAGCGGAGGAGACCCTGACGATGGAGGTTCTGTCGGAGATATAGTTCTTTCAGCAAATGAATGTTTTTTTGCTAAATTATCTAATACAGAAATTGATGATATTAATGTTTCAGCTGGTGGTTCAAGTGCAAATATACAAGCTATGGTTTTTGTAATATGTGATGACGGAGGTATATCATGACTGTGTTAGAAGCAATGGAACGTTCAGGGATAGCAGAAACAACTTTGATATTAGCTTGGATAAAAGATGCAATTCATCATATAAAATCAAATACAAAAGAAGATTTAAAAGTTAATAAACAAAATATAATCAGTGGTGAAAGAGATTATCAATTACCATCAGATTTAATTTCTATTGATTCTATAAGTATATTAGATACAAATGATGATAATAAATATAAAAGAATTAAAAGATTATCAGGAAGCACTGTGATAGCTGAGGATACAAATCCATGAGTAGCTATGTAGATACAACATGGTACTACCAATTAAGAGGTAGAAAGATAGATTTGTATGTATTTAAAGATTATCCGACAGATTATCCTGACCAATTAGGAAGAATATCTGTAACATACGCAGGTAAAACTTTAGAATATCCTGATGAAGATATAACAAATGGTCTTCGTATTGAGTACACAGGGTTTGATGAAACCTTTGTTGCCGAATCTTTAGAGGATACATCTGCAAGAATATCAGGAACTACAATTGCATTTGTTGATGGAGGAGGAAGTTCTGATACAATAACTGATAGTGGTAGTGGTTTTGTTACCGCAGGATTTGCAGCAACGGATAAAATTAGAGTTATTGGCTCTGCAAGTAATGATGGAGATTATCAATTAACGAATGCAGCTGCTGGAACATTGACGGTTGCAACAGGTTCATTCACCGCAGAAACAGCGGCTGAAAGCGTAACGATATATCAAATTCCTAAAAAAGTTGCAGATTCAAGTGCAGATGAAACATCTCACATAAATTTGAATAGGCTATTATCGTTAGCGGTAGTAGATTATCTCAAGTCTAAAAAGGCGGAAAACGAAGGAAACATAGAGTTGAAAGAGTATTATTTAAGACAATTCTATAAAAAAATTGGTGATAATGATAGTAACAAAAGAAAAATTGTTATGCAAAAGACATCATCACCATACGCATTATTGTAACCAAGATACCCATGAGACTTGTCAGGCTCGGTAAGGTATCGTAACATAGGGGAAAAAACATGGCATTAAAAGGACTACAAAGTTGGAGCGTTAAAGAAGCTGGTGCTCCAGTCACAAGAGCAGAAATATTAACCGCAACAAGTGCAACAGCAGTATCGACATCAGGACCCACAAGAGCATTGATGGGTGTAGTTGTGCCTGCAGGTTCAGAAGATTTAACATTGACAATGGCTGATGGGAATACACTTGTATTACCAGGAGCAGCAGTTGCAGCAATCTTCGCAGTTGGAGCAGTTTTACCTATTTCAATTACAAAGTTTGTCTTTGGTGGTTCTGAAACAGCCTTTAAAGTTGTTGCTCTCTATTAGCAGAAAGGAATAAAATATGCCGTTCGGACTATCTAGAGCCGCATCATTTTCAGGTGGTGGAACCATATCAGGAAGTCTTACTATCAACGGAGACCTCACCGTCAATGGGGATGGTTCAGGAAATTACGATGAAATAGTTGATGGTAACATGAGAATTAGTTCTACCAATCAATTACAGTTTGGTGATACAGGAACTTATATATATCAATCAGCAGATGGAGTCTTAGACCTCGTATCTGATACTGAAATAGAAA